TGATGATGCAATACAATATTTCTCCAGAGACTTTGATTGAACCCACAGAATACACACCAGAGATGCGAGAGATAATCTCCTCTGGTGTAAGCGTTGATAAATTGTTGCTTAAGTCAGTTAACCTATCAAATATGAGTGGTTATACAATTACACCGAACGGACAATTCTTCCGTACCGACATACAAGGTTTCTTACCTAAGATGATGGAAGAAATGTATGAGGATCGTAAGAAGTTTAAGAAGATGATGCTTGCAGCCAAACAGGAGTATGAAAATGAAAAGGACGAAAGCAAGAAGTATGACATCGAAAAGAGAATTGCGAGATTCAACAATCTTCAATTGGCTAAAAAAGTTTGTCTGAATTCTGCGTATGGAGCATTGGGTAACGAATTCTTCAGATTCTTTGATGTTCGCCAAGCATCTGCTATTACTTTTGCAGGCCAACTGTCGATTCGTTGGATCGAAAAGAAACTCAATGAATACATGGTCGATTTGCTGAAGGTTGATTCTGATTATGTGATTGCGTCTGATACCGATTCGATTTATATGAATCTTGGACCTCTTGCCAAAAGAGTGTATGGGAATAAGTTGCCTGGTGTCAAGGTGATTGATTTTATGGATCGCGTATGTGAAGATAAGATCAAACCTTATATTGACAAATCATACCAAGAACTTGCTGATTACATGAATGCATATGCACAAAAGATGCGTATGAAACGCGAATCATTAGCCGATAAAGGTATTTTCTGTGCAAAGAAACGATACATTTTAAATGTATATGATAATGAAGGTGTTCGATACAACGATCCTAGCATTAAAGTCATGGGTCTTGAAATGGTCAAGTCATCGACACCTGCACCGATTCGTGAGCAAATGAAACAGATCATCAAAGTTATTTTGAATGGTACCGAAGATGATGTTCACAAATTCATCGATGATTTTAAGGTTGAATTCAACAAGCTTGAGCCTGAAGATATTTCTTTCCCAAGAGGAGTTCGCGGCATTGAAAAATATTCAAATCCTGTTACGTTATATTCAAAGGGTACCCCAATTCATGTAAAAGGGGCTATCATATATAATAACACTCTGAAGCAGATGAAGCTGGAAAAGCAATATCCTGCTATCAATGATGGGGAGAAGATTAAATTCACATATTTGAAAATGCCTAATCCTTTCAAGGAAACAGTCATTTCATTTCCGGTGAGATTACCCAAAGAATTTGACTTACGCAAGTATGTAGATTATGATACACAATTCAATAAGTCTTTCATCGAACCAATCAAAATCATCCTAGACAGCATTGGTTGGAATATTGAGAAAACGAATACACTGGAAGACTTTTTTTCATAAGAGGAAATTATGAGCGCACTAGATAAAATCAAGAAAGCAAGCAAGATCAAAGAATCTGAAGTTCTTTCTAAGTCGATCTTTTTCACCCAGAAAGATATGATTCAGACTTCGGTTCCCATCATTAACGTTGCACTTTCTGGTAAGCTTGAAGGTGGGTTGACTCCTGGTTTGACGATGTGGGCAGGTCCTAGCAAACATTTCAAAACAATGTTTTCTTTGATTATGGCAAAAGCATATATGCAGAAATATCCTGATGCTGCACTTCTATTCTATGATTCAGAATTTGGGTCACCTCAATCATATTTTACATCGATGGGTATTGATATTAATCGTGTACTTCATTGTCCAATTACAGATATCGAACAGTTGAAATTTGATATTATGGCACAATTGATGAATCTGGAGAGAAATGATAGAGTAATCATCGTTGTCGATTCGATTGGTAATCTCGCATCGAAGAAAGAGATTGATGACTCATTGGAGCAAAAATCTGTTGCTGATATGACTAGAGCAAAACAAGTCAAATCATTATTCCGAATGGTCACTCCTCACCTTACGATCAAAAATATTCCTATGGTTGTTATCAATCATACTTACAAAGAAATTGGAATGTTTCCCAAAGATATCGTCGGTGGTGGTACAGGTAGCTATTATTCAGCAGATAACATCTATATCATTGGTCGTCAGCAATCGAAAGAAGGTACTGAACTTATTGGGTATGACTACATCATCAATGTAGAAAAATCTCGTTATGTGAAAGAGAAGTCAAAGATTCCCGTTTCAATTTCATTCGATAATGGTCTTTCACAATGGTCGGGATTGCTTGAACTTGCCTTAGAGTCTAAGCATGTTGTCAAACCGAGCAATGGTTGGTACTCTAAAGTGGATGTAAAAACTGGTGAGGTTGAGGATAAGAAATATAGAATCAAAGAGACTAACACTCAAGAATTTTGGTCATCGATTTTGAATGATAGAAGCTTTAGTGATTTCATTGAACAGAAATATTCATTGGGTATGGGTCAAATGTTGTCTGATGACCACATATCAAAAGTTTTCGAAAGTGAGGATGAATGATGCAAGAAGGTATTGATTATTGCTACATCTACCCTAAAGATGATATGCAAACTGTACAGATACGATTATTATCAGGACCATATAAAGATACAATCTACAAATATGGTAAGGTAAAGTTCGAAGAAAAAGATGACGGAATGCATTTACTTTTCGCGTATGATGTGATAGAATGTGATCAGCATAAGCCTAAAGTTCTTGAGAAAGATGCAGATTTCAAGAACTTTATTGGTAATCTATTAGTTGAAATAATGTCTGGTAACATTGAACAGGATATCATTGATGAATCTGGAACAAACGATCCTTCGGAATCTAGTCTATAATGAAGAATACCTACGCAAGGTTATTCCTTTCCTAAAAAGCGAATATTTTTCAGCATCTGTTGAAAATATCATTTTTAATGAAATTGAATCATTCACGACAACTTACAATAGTCCGCCGACGATTGAAGCACTTGACCTTGCCATCAAGGAAAAGAAAAATATCTCAGTTGATGAGATTCAAAAGTGTGAAGATTATCTTAAAGAAATTGTACATAATAAAGAAACAGAAACCAAGATTCAATGGCTTATTGACAAGACCGAAGGGTTCTGTCAAGAGAAGGCCATTTACAATGCAGTATTGGGGTCTATTCATATTCTCGATGGTAAAGACAAAACGCACGACAAAGGTGCGATTCCCCAGATATTATCGGATGCGTTAGCAATCTCATTCGATAGTTCAGTTGGTCATGACTATCTGGAAAATTCTGATGACCGATATGAATTTTATCATCGTGTAGAAGAACGTATTCCATTTGATCTGGAATACCTAAACAAGATCACAAAAGGTGGTCTTAAAAAGAAAACTCTGAATATTGTACTCGCAGGTACTGGTGTGGGTAAATCGCTATTCATGTGCCATGTTGCAGCAGGATGCATGACACTAGGTAAAAACGTTTTGTATATCACAATGGAAATGGCAGAAGAAGAGATTGCTGCTCGGATCGATTCCAACTTGTTGAATATCAAGACAGATGATTTGATGGAATTGTCTAAAGATTCTTATGATAAGCGAGTGAATAGAATCCGTGAAAAGACGACTGGTAAACTCATCATCAAAGAATATCCTACCGCATCAGCATCGGCTATCCATTTCCGTACTCTGCTGAATGAATTGAATCTGAAAAAGAATTTCATACCAGATATCATCTTCATCGACTATCTGAATATTTGCTGTTCAGCCCGTATAAAGGCTGGAGCAAGCGTTAATTCATATACATACGTCAAAGCTATCGCAGAAGAATTGAGGGGTCTAGCGGTCGAATTTGGGGTTCCTGTAGTATCTGCAACTCAAACTACAAGAAGTGGTTTCACAAGTTCCGATCCTGGGCTTGAAGATACAAGCGAATCTTTTGGTCTACCAGCAACAGCAGATTTGATGTTCGCATTGATTACTTCCGATGAACTTGAACAATTGAATCAGTTGATGGTCAAACAGTTGAAGAATCGGTATTCTGATCCGACAACACATAAACGATTTGTGATCGGTGTTGATAGATCAAAGATGAAATTGTATGATGTTGAACAAGCAGCACAGAATGATATCATAGATGCTGGTAAGAAAGATGTTCCTTTGAATACATTTGGTAATAACGAAGGGCGAACTGCCAAATCTAAATTTGGAGCATTCAAGATGTAACATAAATAATTTCATTTAAGGATTTTAAAATGGCAGCACAACAAGGATTTCAATATGAAAAAAATGCTGCGGATATTTTAAAGCCTATGGGTTTAGTCCCTAAAAATTTTACTCCAGCAGGTGCTGGTAGTGATCAACCAGATTTAATGTTGGAATATAAAAATGTTAAATCTGGATGTGAATTAAAAATTACGGCCGCTTCAGCAGGATCATTAGTATTGAAATATGATTCCAAAGATAAAAATAATCCTTGGAAATTTGGAGAAATTAGTGATGATGATTCGGAAAAAAAATTCATAAAAGATTTGGCTGATGAAGTGGGTCTGTTTGATATCCTGAACAAACAATGGAATGAGGTACCATTCAAAAGAGAAAAGGATGCTTTGTGGAAAGCGACGGCCGGAAAATTAACAAAAAAACAACAATATGAAAGAGATAGGGATACATTCCGTGATATTCGCGGTGAGATTTCTGCGACAAAAATCGAACAATATTATAATCGAAAAGATACATATTATGTGAATGTTGGTACTCACGGATTTTATTTGATGGGATCAAGAAATCCTTTAAAGCTTAAAGATGTACCTAGATTTGGTGATTCCGCTAAAGCAACATATAGAGCAAGAGTTCAATATAAAGGAAGTGATAATTACCAATTCACATTTGAAATGCAATTTTCAATACCTACAAGCAAAAAATCTACATTTAATATTGCACCAGTAAATGGTAAGAGCGTCAATATTATTGTAAAAGATTTAAACCTAAATTGTTTTACTTAAAATGACACTAGACGATATCGAAAAATCAATTCTTGGTGGAGACTATGCAATCGACAACGCACTCAGTCTCATAAAAAGATATTATGAATCTCACCCAAATGATCCAGATTGTCCAACTTATCAAAGATATTATTTTCAACTAAAAGATTTGAAAAATGGTATCAATAAGTCTGTGATCAATCGAATCCATGTGAATTTAACTCTTCGAAATTTCATCAATAATGAGATACCGAATATTGGTAAAATCGATGATCCATTTGCAGTAGTTGCTAGGGTTATCACAAAATTGACGGAATATGTCAATCATAGAATTGTATCTGCGAAGGATACAGGATCAAAAACGAATCGTGAATATGAGAAAAAGGATTATCTAACATTCTTCTCTCATAGTTACAACGACCTCGTTAAAATATTCCAACTATATAATTTATTCTTGGATGTGAAAGACGCTATTAATAAAAAATAGGAACTTATATTATGTCTGCTGTCGTGATTGTAGCGGGTATTGGGAAACCAGAATCCAGAAAAGCTATTGAAAGTGTACTGAATCAAACTTATCCGACCACATGTTATGTAGTTTGTGATGGTGAAGAATATTATGGTAGGGCAAAGGTAATCGCCGATGATTATCGAGGAAACCCAAACTTCAAAATTTGTTTCTTACCTATAAATGTCGGTGCAAACGGATTCTACGGGCACCGAACTTATGCTGCATTTTCTCATTTAGTCAACGAAGATTTTGTCTCATTCTTGGATGAAGATTGTTGGTTTAATAATGATCACATAGAATCTTGTGTCAGCAATATCATCACCAACAATTATGATTGGTCATATTCCCTTAGAAATATTACCGACAAAGAAGGTAATTTCATGTGCCGAGATAATTGTGAAAGTCTAGGTAAGTGGCTATCATGGACCAAAGATGTTCTTATTGACACAAATTGCTATTGCATTAAACGAGAGGTCCTGATACAATTAGCACACGTATGGAATGGTGGTTGGGGTAGAGATAGAGTGTTTCCAAAACTCATGCTTCAGCATTTTCCAAAAGTCGGATGCACCGGAAATTTCAGCAGTAATTATAGGCTATCTGGTAATGAAGGTTCTGTGACTTCCGACTTTTTCGAACGAGGAAATCAAGTGATGATGGATTTATATAAAGGCGATCTTCCGTGGGTGAGAGCATAAAAGTATTAATCATAGGAAAACGAAGTTTCATAGGGTATGCTCTATTTTGTGAACTGAATGATCATATTGAATTCGATCCTACATTAATAGGTCATGATGTAACGTTTTATGATGTAAATGATTATGATGTTGTTGTGAATTGCTCCATTGCACCGGAATATTCCTCACAAAAATATGATGCCAAATTTGATATGGATTTCAAATGGGCAAAAGATATCAAGAGTGACACAAGATTCATCATGATCAGCACCCGCAAGGTTTATGGTTATTCCGAATCTTTGATGACATATAATGAAGATTCTCCCATCAAACCCTTTGATTACTATAGCGAAAACAAGGCTATTACTGAAACCTTTGTTCGTAATAATATAGAGAATCATACGATACTGAGAGGTTCTAACCTATTCGGTTTTGAATATGGTAAAAAATCTTTCATGGGGTATTGTATGAATCAATTGAAATCTAATGGAAGAATTCGATACAATCTTGATCCATCTATCAAACGAGATTTTATCGATATACATACATCATGCAGGATGATCAAAGAGATCATCAATCAAAAAGTTTCTGGCACATTTAATCTCAGCGCGAATCGAGGATTGGAAATTGGTAAAATTTCTGAGTATCTAATTGATGGATTTGGTTCAGGTGAATTGTATATTGAATCTCCAGGTAAAGCAGAGCAATTTATTATTGATAACAAGAAGTTGGAACATGCAACGAATTGTAAAATTTTGGAGATTCCATATCACAAGATAATAAGTGATCTTGGGAGAGAACTTCGCAATCTAAAAGGTATATCATGAAAAAGAATTTGATCATTGGCGCATTCACACGCTATAATTTTAATCAATTAAAACCCTGGGTCCAATCATTGGATGATGTAGGCTTTATTGGTGATAAAGTAATGATTGTATATGATACCGATCAAAATACAATCGATGAATTGGTCAAGCGCGAATTCAAAATAATTCAGGCTAAGATCAATCCGAATCTCACAATACATCTAGATCGATTTGTATACATCTACAATTATCTGAAAGATACTTGGAAAGATTATGATGTTGTCGTAACGACCGATGTTAAAGATGTATACTTTCAACAAGACCCATGCTCTTTTGCGCGAAATTCTTTGATATCGAATAAAAAAAATCTAATTGTAGGTTCAGAATCAATTCGGTATAAAGATGAACCTTGGGGTAATGAGAATCTGATGCAAGCATATGGTCCATATGTGCATGATCAATTCAAGCATAATGTCATTTATAATGTAGGTGTTTTTGGTGGTTGGTCTGAATGCGTCAAAGATATGTGTTTCAATATATTTTTCAATGGTATCAATCGCCCAATTCCGATTGTGGACCAAGCGGTATTTAATGTACTATTACAAACCATACCATTCAGAGATACAACATTCTTTGCTGATCAAAAATATGGGTGGGTATGCCATTCTGGAACTACAGTTGATCCTAGCAAAATCGATTCATTCAGACCGCATTTGGTAGAATCTGAACCAATATATGACACCGAAACTGGTGTTGTGAATACGTCGGAAGGAAAACCATTTTGTTGCGTACATCAATATGATAGAGTGCCTGTATGGAAAAATGCTGCTGCTAGGAGATTTAACCAATCATGATTGAAAATTATCGACAATATGCTCCGGGTCATTGGGTACAAAATAAAATATCCGGCGAAATCATAAAATATGACCACGAATACATTCAATATTATGAGAGAATGGATGATTCCATGTCTCACCTCAGATACAATTTACTGTCGAATTTTGTGTTGTTTGATAGTATATGTGATTTTGGATATGGTGATGGTGCATTTTTAAAATGCTGTTTAAAGTTCGGTCATAAATGTTACGGTCATGATATATCGGACTATCCTTTACCTAACAATATAGATTTCGTCAAAAATTTATCAGATTTGGATGTTGATGTTATTTCATTTTTTGATTCCCTAGAACATATCCCAGATTTTGATTTGGTTCCATTTTTAAAATCTATCAAGACTAAAAATATCATTGTATCCGTGCCTTGGATGCATGAGCATAAAGGTGCAGAATGGTTTAAAAGATGGAAACATAGAAAGGAAAATGAGCACTTTCATCATTTTGATTCTTATGGTCTGATTCAACTTTTGCATGATTCTGGTTTCAAAACTGTCCATGTCGGCAATGAGGAGGATAGTATTAGAAAATCTGTTTCTTATCTCCCAAACATCTTAACTGTTATTGGTAAAAAATATGATCAACAATGATATTACGATAGTAAATTTCTTCTTCGATACTGGTAGAGGTGAATGGAGTCCAGATCGAGGTTTCCCACAATATCTTCATAGAACCAACGATACTTATTTTGAACGATTTGGCTACATGGCTCAACTTGAAAACCAGATCATCGTATATACTACAGATGATTTCGTTGATCGTATAATGGACCTAAGAAAAGGTAAAGAGGATAGAACGAAAGTCATTCCTTTCCAATACCATAGTATGTTTTCTGAAGAGAAATTTCGTATCCATTCAATTCAGCGAAACCCAGAATTCATTTCTAGAGTTGCTCCAAATCAAAGAATTAATCCAGAATATTGGAATTCAGATTACATTCAACTAATGTATCTCAAATCATTTTTTGTAAATTGGGCAATCGACAGAGGTTTGGTTAAAAGTGATTATGTTGCATACTTGGATTTTGGATATTGCCGATCAGCAAATAACATTCCACCAAGTAAAAGATGGACCTATAATTTTGGTAAAGACAAATTTCACATATTTGGATATAAACATTACCCTAAAGATTTAGCGATTGAAGATGTAATATTCAATAATGATGTTTATGTTTTTGGTGCTAAACAGGTCGGTCACAAATCTCTTTGGAATAAATTCAATAGGTTGATACAATCTAGCTTCAAAGACCTAGTTGATAATAATCTCGTTGACGATGATCAAACATTACTTCTGATGTCATATATGAAAGACCCAGATTTTTTCCAATTCAATATTATTCCTGATCATCAATTTGGTCACGATCCTTTCGTATTGTTCAACAATTACAACGATACCCTATAATGCAAATCTTTCTTCATACTACTGCCAATTTAGGTGATTTTTTAAATGCGATGCCCGTATTGTCAGGACTATCAAAAAGTTATGGTAAATTGAATTTTATTATTCGCGGTGAAATGGTAAAATTCAAAGGCATCAAAGAATTTTTGATGTATCAGGATATATTCAATTCGGTAGATTTTCATAACGAAATCTTTGTATATAATCCCCCAATCACATTAGGTAGTTGGACTAGAGAAGATAAAAATAATCCTATCAGACCTATTGAGACTTGTAGGTATGAAAATTGGATCAGAGATAATTTTCAAAATTTATCATTTGATGTTGATGATGAATTTAAAATCAAAGTACCACAATTAGATATTCAAATTGATGATGAGTATTATGTTGGTGATCGTTGGAGTGAAGGCACAATTGATTTTCGTAGAGCAACAAACAATCTAAAACATTTGACAAATTGCAAATTTATAGATTATAATAATGATCTTCTTACGAATGCCTACATACTCAAGAATTTGAAAAAACCATTCATCTCAAGTTTAACTGGTATTTCAGTTCTCGCAGATTTGTTAAATATCGAAGCTTATGTCATATGGAAAGCAGAAGATTGGAATCCTGAATTTAGAAGTGGTGATAATATAAATTGGGACAATGGTAAAGATATCACAAAAATTTTCGAAAAGCATTTCTATTTGAATAGAAAAATGAAATTGTTACATGAAAGAGATTTACCTACCATATTATGATCAATCATATAAGTTACAAAGATAAAATTTATCCTAAATTCCAAGATGAAGGTTTTGCTTCTCAGTTTGCAATTCCTTATGCGAAACATTTTTGTAAAGGTATAGGCTTCGATATAGGGTGTAATAGGATTGAATGGTCTTTACCTGGATCGATACCCATCGATCTAAAATTTTTCAACGGCTTTGATGCATACTGTTTACCCAAAGTGGAAGGTGGTATTGATTACATCTATTCAAGTCATTGCTTAGAGCATCTTGATAGTTGGGTAGATGCTCTTGAGTATTGGACTTCTGTATTGAAAGTTGGTGGTGTTCTATTCCTATATCTTCCACACTATTCTCAAGAATATTGGAGACCTTGGAACAATAGGAAACATCTGCACATATTCACACCAGAAATAATCAAAGATTATATGTTGAGTAGAGGGTATAAAAACATATTTGGTTCAGGACCAGACCTGAACAATTCGTTCATGGTTGTCGGGGAAAAAACATGATATTGGATCAAGTACCTTATGGATTACAATCACCGAACCCAGGATTGTATTCTGAATCTTATCTAAGAAAACAATATGTGCGCGAGGATTCATAAATGCGAATAGGTGTTACTTGTATTGATGCTTTGGATTACACTCCAACAATAAAGGCTCTTAAACAAACCATAGATACTTTGGGTGATAAGGTTGCCAAGGTATATTGGTTTAGTGATATTCCTTTTCCCGAGCAAATCGATTTTCCCATAACTTGGATTAAAATTTCAAAATTCAAAAATTATAATGATGAATATAGTTTCATTACATTAAAACTTTGTCCACATATTTGTATGGAAGAATTCAATTTGATCATACATGCTGATGGATTTGCCGTAAATAAGGAAGCCTGGACGGATGAATTTTTCAATTTCGATTATATTGGAGCATTATGGAATGATGGTTTTATTGGTAATGGAGGTTTTTCACTAAGATCCCGCCGGCTATATGATGCATTGATTGATATGGATATAGAGTATAAAACTCAAGATTACAGGTTTCCATATCTGGATAAACCTTATGAAGGATTTTATTATGCAATTAAC